TAACTGCCTCTTCCAAGCTTTAACCAACCTTTTCTCATAAGAAGCATCTTTACCCATACTTTCTCTTGCCTTTATAATCTTTTCCATTGCCTCGATTGAGTATTCTGTTTTTGTCATTTTTCACCTATCAGTTTTTCTATTGCTAGGCAGAGGGCTAGGGTCGATTCTCTTTCTGATGCATGATAATTAACACCACTCTCAAAATGTATTCCCCAACCATGGCGCAACATATCAATGTTTCTTGCAAATCCTATGTATTGATAACTCAATAATCTAAACCCTATTAGGTTATACAACTTCGGCACAAGCACCTTAAAGCAACGTGCTATACCAAACTCAGGGTCGGTGAAGTTATAATCTTCAGGATACATAATGAACTCATCTATTGAGATACCTGCCCACAATGCTAGTTTTTTGTTTAGTTCTTCCATGCCCTCTCCTTAAAGAAATCCTGCCATTTAATATAATTTCTTTCAGGATAAAGAATACTGGGTTTACTCCATAACCAGATATCTATAAGTTGATGAGGTGTCCAGCGTCTAAGTCTTTTTAGTGGTCTCATTTTAATAGTTCCTTATTCTCATATATGTTGCCGATGACTTCACACATTAAAGCCATATCAGCCTTAGTTATTCCGTGCCAGCCACCGTGAATAGGTTTCAAATACCATCCTGCTAAATTATCGTGCCATTCAATTATGTATAAAATATCTAACCTTCGGACAATATCTTTTTGGTATGCCTCCTTGCCGTTCTTGTCTTTGAGTCCTGTGAATTCTTGGTCATCACCCTTTCGGCAACCAGATAATTCTCGTCCCACGAAGCCATCAGGGAATATCCCCCAATAATGGAACATCTCAAACTCGCCATTTACATCTAATAATGGTTGTCTGAATTTAATTTCTCTCATATCCCCACCTTCTTCCTAAGCAAATCCAATCTTTCCCAGATAGTTAATTTCCTTCTCTTCCATACTTGATTGACACACTGCCTTGATACACCATATTCTTTAGCAATATATACTTGAGAGTAACCCCGCTTAATTAACTTAATCCAATATAAGTTCCTCTCGTAGGTTTTCCAAGCCCTTTGTAAAATGATTGATTTAGATTGTTTCATTTAATCCACTCTTAACTCTGACTGCTGTAGCAAAAGTTCTAAGTCAGCCCTGTTTTCGGGATTTGTAAGGCAATGTAAAATCCAGCGAGCACCCTCTACTTCGGGGGGGCAACAAAGAGGTACAGCTAGTTCATATTTATAAAGGTCAAATAAACCACCAATACCCTCTATATACTTGCGAGCCATAGCCTCATAATTATCTATTGGAGTTTCTTTCATTCCTTTTTAATCCTTCTCATATTTTCGTCCCCGATTTTCTTGTCGTGTTTATCGCAGACATCCAGCCATTCTTTATTACCAGAAGGAAGGGTTATACCCATAAGGTATTTGGCTAGATTTCTACATTCCTTAATCTCACACTGTTTCATAATTCTCCTTAACAACTCAATAGAAGGGGGGAGCTGGTGCTGTGAATTCCATCGCCACTAGGATTTGCAACAGTCTTATACAACTAATGCTGACTCACCCTCAGCACTCCCCCACTCTATTCAATTATTAAAGTCCTTTATTACATAAAATATCACAATTTTTAGTCATTGTCAATAGGGTACGGAACTATTTTTGCCCTTTGAGAATAAATAACTCTTGACCTGTATAAAAGAAAAACCCCCCTGAATCGTAACTCAGGGGGGAGATTTTACTCCACTGGTGATGGTTTGCTGGGGCTACACACTAGTCTGCACTAGCATCCTTTCGCTGACTTTGACACTCACGGTATCTTAAGTGGCAGCACACCCTAAATACCCCTATTGTTCAGCCCTCACCCCAGCATCTATATTATAACATATCCAACTACCAATATGTCAGTTAAGGGGCTGTATGGGCATCCTGGTGCGTGCCAGATATACAGTAGGGGATATTACGGGTTTAATTTCTTGGCTATACTTTTTGGTAATAGAAGCATAACAGCGTTAAAGACATCCATCCATTCTTCCAGCAATTCTACGGCTTCGGCTTTGGTGATTTTTTTGTCTTCTAATGCTTCGCCTGTCTTGGTGAAAGCCTCGCCTAATTCAAGTAGTAAATTTACCACTTGCTTCCACTTTCTATAGAAGTTGCCACCAAGAACTGCACCACAGATAACTACTACCAACGATAGAATTTCATACCATTCCATATTTACCCCCAATCAATATCCGCAAGGTGGTCGTTAGAATTACAAATCGAGCAAATCCCAATAGACTTTTCTATTCCTATTAACTCCTCCCCGCATTCACATAGACATTTACTGCACAGCCATTTATCGTTTACGAGTTTTAATCTGTCTACATTAAAACATCCGCATTGCTGAAAGGATATTGTTTGTGCTTCATTCATCTAGGATCTCCATTTGATGTCTCACTAATCGGGCAATATCTAAGGCGTCATCATAAAGTCTCTTCTTCTTAGCATACCATATTTTCAATATCTTGATTTCTTCCTTGAGTTCCTCATTTTCCTTTAATAAATCTTCGTAGGTGGGTTTCATCTAACCCCCCAGAGTAAGCCTTAATAACCATCCTATAATAACGACAAGCCCTGTCCCCCCAATGCTGACAGTTACCCTTCGCCAGATTGTGTTTGTTTTGACCGCACCATTTAATTGCTTGAGGCGCTCTTTGATTTCTGGGATGTCTCCCTCATCACCATCTTTGAGAGTCTTTAACCTCTCATCAATCCGTATTAAAAGCTCATCTCTTTCTGGTTGTTTCATTTCGGCTTCTTACCATTCAGGCTCTTTAGTAAATCTACTGCCCCCTGATTCTTCAGAGCCTCATTGATAAGAAGTTGCTGTCTCTGTTGGAGTTGGGTTGCCTGTTGCTGCATTAGACTTAGTTCCTCACCAATCTTCCGTGCCTCGGCTTTTAACTTTGCTTCCTGTTTCTCTATGTTAATTTCCATATTATACTCCTTGTGGTAAAACTAATTCTATCTAACTTTATTCCTCTTATGAGTTGCCTGCTTTTATTTTTAATAAATAACTTCTATTTCCCTAAACTGACTTCCAGCACCAGAGAAAGTATCTACTACTTCGCAGACACTCCTTATTTTATCAGTTAGTACTTCAGTTACAGTAGAATAACCGCTCCAATCACGAGTGCTCCTTGTGGCAAGGCCAGTTACCCAATCTGTCCAAGCGTGGGTTGCTAAGTTATAATATTGAATTTTCCATCTTCCATCACCACCATTATTGAACTCACCGTACTGTCTCCAACGCTTTATGTAGACTACTTTACCAAAGTCAACTTCAATATACTCACCAACAGCGTTATGCCCGCCTATAGTGCCAGTGTCATTATCGTTAATCCTGGCTGGCCAATAGCCAGTTCCAGTAGCTGGATTAGCCTGAAACATAGCCACAGTAGCTTCAAGCCCAACTGCAGCACCTGGGCTTGTTAGGGTGATAGTGGTGGCATCCTCTACTGCATCAATACCATTACCTGTTATAAGTAGCTTATATCCCTCCCTATTACCGTCACTTCTGCCAGAAAAATAGGCGACCATCTCAACTCCTTCTACGCTGCCGCGATTAGCCCGTGACTAATCATGGCATCCCTAAGAGCATCTATAACTCCATCAGTAGTTGCATCTCCTGAGTTTATGGCATCATCACACCTGGCATCAACTACCCTCGTTCCAACTACTTGAGCACTATTAACATCAAGAATAGAATTTACATTATCTATGTTTTGGCTGTTAGCATCTAAAGCACCACCAAGAGTAAGTCCACTAGTTAGTTCCAAAGCTCCCATTACATAAAGAGGAGCAGTAAAGACAAATACATCGGTAGAGTCAAGATACAATGACTTATTACCAGTGTTACCTTGATTTCTCCATTGGATAACTTGGTTATTGGCTAATCTTATAAAACCACCAGTAGCAGGTGTTCCAGCTTGAGATAAATAACTTGCCCCGCTAATCCCCTGATTGTTGGCATCCATTGTGCCACCAAGTTTCAGGTTAGTGATTAACTGACTACCCATATCCCAGGCACCAGATAATGCTCTTGTGCCATCTGCTAATAGATACTGGGTATGGTCGTCATCGCCCAATCCATCTAATTGGTCGTGTGATAGTTGACTACCTCCGCCTAGACCCTCTAATAGGTTTTTTATAGTTACAGCAACATCCTCTGCTGGGCCTGGGTTAGCTTCTGGTAAATATTTTCCTACTGCCATTATGCCTCCAATGATGGTTTCTTGGTCGCATACCTTAATTCCATCAAATTTAGAATTATATCATCCACCTCAGATGTATCAGTCTCCAGGTTAATGGCAAAGGACAGAACATCTAAAGAGTCAATCACATTACTAGCAGCATCATAGTCTATAGCAAAGGTAGTCTTGAATTGCTTATATCGGGCAGAAGCCCCAACAGTAGTGGGCACTTCTACTGTCTGAGTTTTAATAGCCGTGTCTCCTTCCCCTTTATATCTGACGACCAGTTTGAGGTCTACGGTATCTCCCCCAGCCCCACCTGTATTATCTACGTTGACTTCCCACCAAACATTTATTATCAAGTCACTGGTAGCGTCCCATTCGACCTCCATATGAGCTTCAAAATAAAGTGTTTCCCCTGAAGCGTTGAGTTGCCAGCCACCAATAGTATTAGAGTCAGGAGCGGTTCGAGTAGCCCCAGACGCACCTGGGTTAAGTGAGGTAGCGAAGAGGTCGTGTTCGTGATGCCAGACTGATGTTTGCGCTGTAATTTTATTAGTATTAGTAAGCTCTTGGTTGTTCCAATCAAACGCAGCACCCGCTTGGGCACTCAGGTCTGAAAGAACCTCTGAATAATCTCTGCCCTCTAGCCCGCTTGTGGTGAATTTAGCATAATCATTATCAGCTGCATCAGCGTCATCTACAACTAAAACATCCGTGTCAGCGATGCCAGTATCATCCCTGTGAATATACTTTCTTTCTATGGCATTTTCATCAAAACCACGAAGATTAGAACCCTCATTCCAGATATAGCCTGCGTTTTCTGTAGAGGGTGTTATCGTCAGGGTAGCACACTCTACATCATCTTCTCCTTGCGCCCCATAGGTGATGGCATATTTGTCCCCGCCGAGGGACAGTATATAAGGGGTTCGAGCATCCGAGGTTATGAATTCTAGACTGTCGCCAACAGCCCCTACAGTACCATCAGAGTTGATAGGTATTGTCACTATAAAGCCGTCATTACCCACGCCTCGGTATACAACAGCAAATAGGTTGGCCTGGGTTGCTAATATGTTACATTGCTCGGCATCGCTGGCTTCGTAATTGCCCCAACCCTTGACGATTATGCTGCCAGCGCTATCTATACTAACGATATATATAGTACCCGATACACCAGGGTCTGCAGTGGCTACAGCATAGTAATCAGTACCAGGGACCCTTATAATGTTACCCATCTGAATACTGATAGAAGCTAATAGTTGTGTATCTGTTACTGCTGCAGCTATAGTACCATCACTGCCAATATCCACTGTGGTTACATTGGGATAATCGTTAGTGTCAGCCCAAGCTATGGCGTAGTAGTCAGTAGTTCCGACCCTAGTAATTGATACATTATTCCCAAAAGTATTAGCAGCGACATCTAGTGAATCTACTACCGCATTGCTAATAACTCCAGCACTGTCTATAGTAACAGTAACAACAACTACTGGTTTAGTTGCACCAGACTCATTAAATACTATCGCATAGACATCACCTGAGATATGGATTATATCAGTAGCCCACAAATTAACAGGTTCACTATTGGTAATTGGAAGTGCCAAGGTTTCTATGAATGACTGGGTAATATCTCCAGTATTACTAACTGTAAAGGTGCTAACTCTAAGTTCGTTAATTGTCTGAGATAAACTATAGACCGCAGCATAAGTAGTACCTGATATTTTGATAAGCTTGATTGCATTAGTTGTGTCTGCATCAGCAAACTCCCAAGTTTCAATAGTACTGCCTATATTACCATCACTTTCGTCTATATGAAAAGTGGATATTCTGCCATCCGAATCATTATCCTTGAAAGCCATCATATAGTGACCAGCAGAGAGCTTGATACAGTTATAGGTATCACCAAGATTGTTGGATACTATGTCCTTCGTCTCAATGACTGCACTAATGGCCGTTGAATTGGGCTTGACAGGAGGGTATTTGTCAGTTCCCGCTGGGATTTTATTAGTCTTTTTCACTACTAAATTATTTAAGGTTAGACTATCTTGGCTTAAAATCACCCCAGCAGTGCTGCTTTGAATGTGTTGGAGCAGGGATGCCATCTCTGCATTATCAACATCATCCCCTAAAGCACCTCGGAACTTTCTTTTAACTATATACATTAGCTAAAACTCACTTCCCTTAAACTCACCTTAATCGCTTGCTCCGCCGCTCGGCCATCTAAATGGACTATCTCTGTTTCTTGAGGGAAGCCAGGCTCCATAACACAATTAACATAATCAGTCCCAGCAGTCCCACCTGTGTATTCCTCAAAATTCAAATTAGCAAATCTTATCAATGTAGTTGATGTTCTGCCTGTTCTCAAAAGGTCTCTTAGCACCTCAGCATCTTGAGAAGGAGAGTCGTCTATAGCGTAGGTGGCTTCGTGTATTCTAACTGTCGTTGGTTTCTCGACTCCCTTCGCCTGAAAGTATCTTACCTCAGGGGTAGCCGTGTTCGTATTAGAGGCTAGGTGAATTTCAAATTGTATCTTATTAGAAGCTAGTTCAGCAGCAAAGTTGGACTCAAACACCCCGTTAGTTGCAGCAGCAGCAATACATTCAGTGGCTGAAGTTTCGACATCCTTTCTATATTGAATCTGGACAGTCTCCCCAGAAGCCCCACCTACGACTTCCAAAACTGCCGATTGCCATAACTTATCCCAGTTAGCATCTGTCCCATAATCGTAGGACATCCTTAGAAAACCAGATGGAGCAAATCTGGCTGCTGAATCTGCGGTGGGATTGTCGGATAAAATAACATAAGCGGTGGTAGTGCCATACCCAAACCACAGCCTGAAATCAGTTGTTGAGTGCTGGGCAACCGCTATGGTGGCGCAGGCATTAGCTCCTAGAAATACCCACGGACACCACTGCCATTGAAGTTTGCCCTGAACATTTAGAATCTCCCTGCCCTTGTAGATGATTGTATTCGTACCCTCATCTACAGCTACATACAGCCAATCTTTATCACCAGCTATACCAACAATATCCCCCACTTTTCCTATATCATCTATTCCGAATAACGGCCCCATTACGTCATAAGAATTGTAGGCAGTAATCTCTGCCATCCCCCTAGCTTCGGAGTGATAGACTGAGGTCTGCCATTCGGCTACATATTTATAATTATTTGTTGACTGGTTGATTTTAAGGTCATCTCTGAAAGGGTGTGTTCCCCCATTGGAGTCTACGTGAAAAAGATTGTCCTCCCTACCAACCATGAGTTTATTATTCTGTAAAAAGATATTGGTGATATTATGAGACGTATCGCCTACAAAAGTTGGGGATTCCCATTGAACACCACCAGCAGCAGATGTCCGCCCGTCTGTGGTTCTTGATAATTCGTTGGGTTGTTTGAACTTCCATAAATTCTCAGCAGTCCCATCGGGATTAGGTGTTACTAGGAACCTCTCAGCATATCCGTCCGTAAGGTCTGTCGCAGTCCAATCCGTTCCATTGGAGGAATATTTGTAAAGAGTGGATGTGCCGAGAGCAGCGTACATAATCCCCTTGAATTCAGCCATGTGGGTTATACCAGCTAAAGTTTCAACTGCCGTCCAGCCAGTAGTATAAACGTATATCTTGCCCCCAGAAGCACATAACCATTGATTCTGTGCTTCGAACCAAATGAATTGAACAACCGCAGAATCTAAGTTCCCGCTATCCCCTATTTCCCCGACTGTGTTGATTAGTGGGCCGAGAAATACTCTCCCTTCTTGGGTGGTGTCAATGGATTGTCCCTCAAAATAAACAGCAGGGGATTTCCTTTCAAAACTGCCATGCCCTTCTATCCAATTAGACTGAGTGAATCTTAAAGGGTCTCTATACTGAGGGATAATGTTGCGGATATTATACATAACAGCCCCACCCTCTCCTTTGACAAGGCGAAACTGCTGTGTATCACTGCCAATCTTGAGCCCATGGTCATAATCACCTTGAATACTCATTGAAACCTTACTGGGATTGATTGAACTTCCATCCCAAATTTACTAATACGTCTTCTTAATTCGCCATCCCAAAAACCCATCATCTCTTGGAAGTCCTGCCGTGTATTCCTTGAAAAGTTGGGCATTGACATTTGGGTGTAGAGATAAAGGATTGCCCGGGCTATTAAAATATCGGTCTGTGGGGAGTTAATGTTTATGGTTGAATTCCATGCCGTTGCAGAATCTCCACTAGAATCCACAAAGTCTAAATACCCTATCCCCTTTATCCTTAATCTACGGTCTCTCTGAACTGAGGAAGGAAGGTACAGGTATCCAAGTTCAGTATCTATTCTGGAATTAAAGATTATAGCCCACGGCTCATCTGTTGAGTAATACCAAGGCTCAATTTCTACTTGAATAGGCTTTTCTTGGGCTAATCCTAAAGTTTCTATAAACAATCTTGGCTGATAGGGACCGATAACCCTTGCGTCATCTACATAAGAAGCAGTACCAGACGCACCGTAATGGATAGTAAATGTGACTTGGGTGGCGTTCCAATCTATGAATTGGGTGACATACATATTGTCGTTTCTGGGATTATCTTGAGTCCATGCCGAGTCCCCAGCGTGGTATCCTGAGTAAGTTTGAGTAGTGCCATCATTGATTGAAATACGTAGGTCGGTAGCATTATCAGACCATCCTTGGATTGAAAAGGTAGGGGAGTGTCCCCTTAGATTCCTCAAATCCTCATTCTCGGCTGTGCCTGCCTTCCATTCCTGTACTACCGTCCCCGCTGAACCGCTTAACTTGACTGAGTAAGTACCATGCCTCAGATAACCAGCAGTAGAAGTCTTGGTAATTGTTGAGGTTGTAGTAGTCCAATATGTCAAAGCAGAAGATGAAGCCCATATCTCGAAAGAACCGTCTTTCAGCCAATTCCCCGAAACCATACTTTCATCCCATATCTTTTCATGTATATGAGGATAAGCCATTCTAGCGGCAGCTATTAAAGCCCTTCTTTTATCCGAGGCAGTGAATAATCTATGAACCTCATAATCCAAGCCTGAAATTATCTGGGCGGTATGTGCCAGTGTGGAGAGAGTCCCACTTGAATTATCCAGAGAGGATATTTGCCTTTCATTGTCCACAGAGGTATCCCCTGATTCCGTGATGAGAGTGTACATATCCTTGCCTATCCAGGCGTTTTGTTTGGCTTTCAGGGCATCATCAATCATTGTAGTACCACCCCCATTTCCAGTGCCAGAGGTCGTACCTGCCCAAAAGTCTCCGATTTGACGGCTTAATTCCTGTCTATTAACTGCGAGAGTAGTAGTCATTTGCTTACTCCAAATTTTACTAAGTATCCACCCCCATAGGACGCTTTATCGTCAGATTCATTCCAACAGCTACTAGGGTATCCTATGGGTCGTGGCTTCCAACCACAATTGACTATCTCTTCTAAGAACCAGTCAAAGCGATAATGGTAGTAGGGGTCGTGCTCATACTCGTCTATGAAAATCCTGAATAATGCTCTAAACAATCCGTTCCTGCCCAAGTTGTTTTCATACTTAAAGAACTTATCTTGTATATCCAGTAATTTTAATGTATTCGGATGAATGATGTTGTCTCTTGTTGGTTCAGGATATCGTTGTGCGAATTTAATAAGAGCTTTCATCAAGGGTGCTTTAACCTTGTGCATGATATATTCCCTCATATCTCCTTCAAGCATATAATTAACGAGGAACATAACGCTCCTTTATATCTCCTGTTCGAGTTCGCAATTTCCGCCAGTGTCATGATGGCAGATGTGCCAACTTGCCCTTACCGTCATTTCTTCATTTCCCATACCCTCATTGATTTTGACAGCATAAGACTTGGCTAGTTTAAGTAGCTGGTAAAGTTCTACCAACTTTCCTCTGACGGCAGGTTTATCTGCTATCTCTTTGGGAATTGCCAAATCTACTCGTATTCTAATCAAAGCCATTATACATACCCCCATTTCGTTATAGCGTAAATCTCAAAGCGTTCTGAGATAAGCTTCTTCATCGTTATTCCAGACTTTCTCAAAACATTTCTTACAATAGGGTTGTGTTAGACATCCCCTTGTCTCTTCTTGGCTAATCTTTTTACCACAGTTTACACACATCAGATAAAGTTTTCTTTCATTTGCCATTTACTTCTCCCCTATACGAACTTATGCTGCGTGTATGATTTGTTTTTAAGATATAATCCCTGAGCGGTGCTCAGAACATAGTCGTGAATCCAAACCTCACTGATATTACCTACCAAGTCAAAGTTGACAGCATCGCTTAGAACTCCAATGTAGAGTGGGTCGTTGGCGTTACCTGTACCACCATCGTCTCTTGTTTTGTCAACATTTCCCTTAGATACTTCATCCACAAAGAACTCTCCGTTGGTATTGACAGGAGCTTGATTCCAAGTTATACGACAGAAATGATAATTTGAATCAGCAGGATAGGCTACAACATCCGAGAAATCCCCAACTATAACACCAGGGTCTCCCTTTATGCTTAAATGAAATCTGCGGTTTTCTGCTCCATCGTCACGATAATAAATATTGATACCTACATTTGCACCACCCCGATTGTTTGAGAATAAGGCATAAAGAGTACTAGGGTCAGGATTATCTAGCTTCATCCACCATGATAGAGTCCAAGTAAATCCTGTAGTGTTTGGAGTACCATGCATGAACCTGAAGGTAGAAGTATCCCCTACTATGATATGGTCATCCCCATCAAAGTCCCTGCTGTCGTTTTCCTGAATACAACCAACCACTGTAACAGCATGTCCGAAGGAGTCTACGGACTTGAAGGCACTACCTCTTAAACTTGGAGACCACAAAGGCAAATACAGCTTACAACCATTAGGAATGGGATTGTAGCTCCATAAACTCTTGGCGTATTCCGTCATCTAATTCTCCCATAAGGCACTGGCTCTTTCCAACATTGAGTAGGATGATTCAATGCTCTCTGTTTCCATCCGCTCTTATTTATTTCTTCAATGAACCAATCAAACCTACCACTGTAGTAGGGACTATGTTCGTATTTAACTATCAGTATCTTAAAAAGTACACTAAACAAAGCCCTCTTCAGTCGGTTATTCTCATACTCAAAAAACTTGTCCCTTATATCTAAAAGTCTATGAGAGTTGGGATAAATGCAACTCAATTTTGTCGGTTCAGGATACCGATTACCAAGGATAACGATAGCCTTCTCTAAGGGCTTATTCACCTTCTCCATGAAGTAACCCCGCATCCCACTCCTGTTTATATGGGGTTTAAGAAACTCCACTAAAACTGCTCAACTAACAATGCAATAGTTATATCGTCAGTGGCTGTCTGTGTGAAGGCATCCCTTGCAATAAAGATACCAGAGAGGTCTTTTGTGCCCGATGCACACTTAAATATTTGGGGCAAGCCACCCAATGTTGATGGTGAGGCTAAGGTGGTTGAGGCATCGGTAGTAGTACAAAGGGATTCCATGGCAACGAAGTCTATCTGTGCTACCTTCAGTAGCCTGTCTGCTCTAGCTTCAGTAGATAATGAGTTATCTGTTAACTGGCTTGATGGCAAAGCATTGTAAAGACGGAGTATAGTTCGTGGTGTCACCCCCTCCTTCTCATTGAAAACACTGGCATTGATTATTTTGCCATACCCACCATTCTCCAGCACCATATCCGAGAATGTCCACGCTGTAGCCGTGGTGGAACAGTCGTCATCATTTATCACATCAAAGGCAGCATAAGCCCCTATCGATGCATCAATCACCTTGGAAGTGGTTATCTGTTTTACAACGTTGGTAGCGGACTTGAGAACCCAATTCGTTTTGTCATAAGTAATATACAGAGCACCTGTATCATACTCAAAAAATGTAGAACCCTCACGAACCGAACTGCTCAACGCTTGGGTGGGCTTGGTATCAGTTGATAAACCAATAAACTTTCTAGGTTGGGCTATTATTCTTACAGCCATTTTTGCAACCTCCTATTCTATTTTATTTTTGCTTTATCTTTTGCACTCACGTAGAGAGGTGCCTCAGTTACTTCTTTCTTTCCCCCCACAGCTTCATATAGAGTCTTCTGGAATGACCTATCTTCCTGTCGCTCTGCTTCCTTCCTCATGTCCTCTATTGCCTGCCATTCTTTGGGATGTTTTTTGGACATGTGTTGCTTGACTTCAAATTTGTTGATAATGTTTGATTTCTTACATACTCTCAAACCCATCTCGTCAAACCTTTCTCTATTAGGGCTGTCCTTATGAAGTAAGCACTTGTGCGTTCCCTTCTTAGGGAGTTGCTTGGGGTCGTTGGTAGTCCAGATAAAAGAGCCATCTTCCCGCCTTCTTCGTAGAATACTGGGGAGCATGTAATAAAGGACAGGTGCTCTTTCAAACGTGCGGGAGTCCCACACGTAGACATACCCCGCACTCGACAGTTCCTTAACTGTCATTGGTGCGTCCAGTGTTTCGTCACCCTTATGGATGACTGGATTTTTCTTGAGTCCGCTAGGAAGGTCAACTAATTTCGCATCCCTTAGTGCCTCCTGAATCAAACTCTCGTTGTCTGTAAGTGTTTCCTTTGTAGTCATTTTTACCTCCTTGACTTATTTCGTTTCCACTTACCCTGCTTTGTAATGTTCTAAACCAAGCCAATCTTTAACGTCAATGAATGTCTCATTGCGTAGAACATTCGCTATATCTAAAAGTTCCTCGACCGAATGCTCCCACAAACTTGGGACGTTGAATTGTCTTATGCCCTTGAAGTTTTTAGCTAATCCCATATCCTCCCTATATTCGGCAAGTTTTCCATCACGGTTGACTATAAGTATCCTGTATCTGTGAAAGCCCCTGGAGCCAGGTGATTGGAGATGGACTTCCTGCAAGCTGTAAGCCTTCTCATTACCCGAAACCAATGTCGTGGCAGGTATTAGCATTTTTCCTTCCAGCATTTAACTGGGAACCTTATGGGTCTGATACCCCAACCACTTTTGACAATTTCCTCAATAACCCAATCTATGCGGTCTCGGTAGTAACCATCGTGCTCATACTCAATAATGAACATCCGCCACATAGCCCGAAACAACGCATCCCTACCCTTATTGTTCTCATACTCGAAGAACTTGTTTTGAATATCTATTAGTATGTGGGTCTTGGGCAAAAGGGTATGGTCTTTGGTGGCTTCAGGGTACCGCATAGCCAGAGTTACAATAGCCTTCATAAGCGGCTTCTTGATTTTATCTATCACATACTGCCTCTTATGAAAAAGCATCCACCAACTAACCCACTTATGCTGGGGTAAAGAGCAACTTGTCCCACCTTCAAGTAAGTCAGCTAGGATACTCTTTGTCACGCTACTGTCATCTCCCCGTCAGGGTCTAGTGGTATATAAGTTGCCGCCCACTTAATGTTCCCAGTACTCGTTTCACCACATTCTAGGTCTATTGTCCCAACTTGTAGCACGACTGGTGATGAAATTATTACAGTTGCCCCAGCGTTAGTTCCTATTAAGGCATCAGCGAATGCACCAGTAATACCATATAAAGTCCCAACCTCATCACCTGTAGCATTCAGGTCGGCGGCAATATCAGCAGTAGTACCAGTCGTAGGGTTCACCTGAACCTTCAGGTTGGTTGTTTGTCCCTGTATTTGGATAGTTGCCTCCCCGATGAGAGATGTGAGTATAACCCGTCCATTGACAATATTGAACAATGGGTCTACTGTATTCTGTGGCAAAGCAGCAGTGGCCTTATCAACCTTCGCACCGAGTATTTCTCTCCTTAATGCTCTTCCTTTAAAATATCTGTTACTCACTATGCCACCTCCATGTAAGCGTTATCGTCCAGTGGAATATAGGTTATCGTCCATTTGATTGAACCTGTTGAGGTTGCCCCTGTAGTTATCCCTAGTGTTCCAGTGTTTATGACTATTCCATTGGCAGAAGATATGTTAGTACCTCCCGCTCCTCCTGTCATGGCAGCAACATAGGCACCAATACCATAAAGACTTTGAACCGCATCTGCGTTTGTGTTTAGGTTGGTAGCGATGTCAACAGCCGTGCCAGTTGTGGGGGTCGCAGTGATTTTTATATTGGTTGTCTGACTATGTATTACTGTCGTTACTTCACCTATCATTGAGGTAAGTACAACCCTTCCCCCCACTATATTAAATAACGCACCATAAGTAGTCGCTGGTAAAGTGGCAGTCTCCCTATCAAGCTGTAGCCCCAGCTTGGCTCTTTTGCGAGATAAACCACCATGAAATCCTTTTCCCATGTTTCCTCCCAAGCAACTAAAAGTTGCAATTTACTAGGCGTGGCTTGATTTCAGGCTCAAGCCACAAAGCCCCTAAATTATATTGTCCAGTCTCGTGAAGCCTTGACCAGCATGTAGTCAAGGTCAGCCGTCATAGAGGTAGTAGTGAGGGTCTGAAGAATAGCTTGAGCAGCTAAATCGGTAGTTGTAGAAACTGCTCCCTCTAACGTCTTTAATAGAACCCCGTCAATATACCATCGGACAGTGCCGTTGTTGTCTACTTCAAGTCGCAGAACCTGCCATTCGCCAGTAGTGAGGGTGTTATCTAAATCAAGTTCAGTTGAATCAGTTACCGCTGCCGCAACCCCACCTTTATAGACTGCATGCCAATCCGTGCTGTCAGTAGCTTCGGCTGAAAAAAGGAAGCCACAAACGTCAGAGGCACCATATACAACAGTTGTGGCATTAGCCGTAGCAATATAGACTATACCAGTCTCAAGAATAGCCGTATCGGTATTAACATCCGAGAGACCAAAGAAAAATTCCTTGGTAGCAGCGGAGCTAAACTGAACACGGCATTCCAAAACAAGTGGAGCCATCTTTGCAACATCAAAACACAGGGCTGTGGTAAGCCCACAGGAGTGATTGTCTTCATCGGTTGTGGTAAGACGGGCAACTCCACTTAAAGTAGGGTCAGTCTCATTGACAATAACGCCTGAGTCGTCAGTTTCTATTCCCTGCCCGATAACCCTAAGAGCGCCTAGTGCACCTGAGGCAGCTGTTTCTGCGATAATCCATTCTGGGCCGCAAAAGTCTTCAAAGATTCTAATTCCACCTTTTCCACTTTGTTGTAAGGTCATATTTCCTCCTTACACCGTCCAGTCTCGATTAGCGCTGACATGCAAATAATCCACATAGCATACTTCCGCACCACCAGCGTGGTCGCCAAGTAAGGCTACAACAGCCAAGTCTTCTGTAGTTGAGGCAGCACCTGTGATGGTTTGCAATAGTGTGCCATCAATGTACCAGCGAGCCGTGCCGTTAGTGTCTATCTCGAACCTCAGAATCTGCCATTCTCCGTTTACGATAAGGTTATTGGGAAAGTCAACTGATACTCCGAGTGTTGGCGCTGTTCTAGTTCCCCCCTTGTAGACACCATGCCAAGAAGTTGCATAAGAAGTTGCCTCAGCATCAAAGTAGAAGCCGACAAAGTCATCTGCTGAAATAGTAAAAGTATTAGTAGAAATGGAGATTATATCATCTTCAATGGATACGGTATCTGCATTTTCGTTGGTTAGACCGAAGGCAAAACCCTTGGTAAGTACATCAGCAAATTGCACACGGCACTCTGCAACCAATGTTCCCATCTTCCCAATCTCAAAACACAATGATGTACTAAGTCCTATAGCGTGGTTATCGTCTCCTGACGTTGTGTAAATACCTACACCACTCAGGGGAACTAGGGCTTCATCAACTATTATGCCCGAATCGCTCTGTTCGCCACCATCTCCAATAACCCTGAACGGGCCGAGGTCGCCTGAAGCAGCCGTCTCAGCAACAATCCACTCTGCCCCTAAGAAATCCTCAAATAACTCAATTCTTCCTGTGCCACTTTGTATAGTAGCCATTTATTTCTCCCTTAAGAGTTTTAACTCTTTTTCCAAATTTCTTATCCTCGCCACATAAGGGGCAGTTACCTGACCCAAATGAACAGGATTTCTGGGGATAGCAGCAAGATTCTCTATATGAACGTCTCCCCTATTTCCGTTCAGAGAGTGAATTAACCACCCTTTAGGGATTAGACCGTGATGCTCTTGCCATACTTCACGTCTTTCGCTCATTCATTAACTCTTCTAAGAAGTTGGAGCAGTCGCATCTGACTTTATCTGGTATACCCAGTTTGAAAGCCTGATACCATAAGCATATTCATCATAGTGATAAACATGATCTCCACCACCACCCCTCTTCTCATTCCTTACGGATATGATTCGGGGGGCACGACCTTGAACCAGGATAATTCCCTCCATAGCAAAGACACCACCAATAGCATCATCCGAACCATCTATAGTGATGTTGCCATCCTCATAAACCTCCACACCTGCTATTGGGAGGTCAAACCTGTTCTGGAATACTCTGGCAGTTGGGCCTTCATCAACCACATACGCCCCTACACCAGCTACTAGTTCGTCATAGAGGTCTTTTAGCTGGAAGCCGTGACTCACAAACCGTATTGGTTTATGCCCAGGCTCAGTAGTATTAGAAGTAACATTGTAGGAAGCTGCGGCAACATAGCCCGAAGTTAAAGTCGTTCCAGCACCAGGGGAAGCTGTAGTACCAGCACTGGCAAATAATACCAGCCCATCCTCATCCTTCTTCCTCTGAATTGCGTTCTGCCCAAGACTACCTATCTTAGATAAGCCTATTTTGCTGATTCTCGCCCCTACCCGGTCAGTGATAAATGTCTCAATACCCACCACTGTCGGAGTAATTGTTATCAGTGAATCAACTAACTGCTGAGGGTTTTCCAAATCCGTATTTTCAGTTATAGCCTGTGCGGTTAACTGGTCATACTTGATTTCCTGCCACGAAAGACCAATGCCCTCACCAAGCATTGCTTTATCTACCAATTGGGGCATAACCCCCTCAAATTCCCTGACTATCCTTGCTGAAGAACGGACATCATCCAAACTATCAGCAAGTGAGCCAGTGGTTGTCCATCCTGCTGGCATATTATTTCTCCTTATGCGGTTTCTAGTTTCCTAGCCCGCTTCATATTTACTTGAGTATTAGGAAGTTCACCCGAACCCCAAGCTCTTTTGAACTCAGCATCGGAATCATCCCCACTACCACCTCCTGCGGTAGTATCTACCAAGTCAAGATTTAACTCTTTGCGATTTCTAAGGTTCTGTTCCTCAATCTTCGCTGTAAGTCTCTTTTCCATATCTGTTTCAGCCACCTTTTTCTCTTCACTTATTATCTTTGCCACGGAAGCGTCTAATCTCGCTCTGGCTTCGGGCAAATCCCTTGAACCCTCGCCCCAATCCAATCTTTTATCGTCTCTCGGTATTCCAAGGTTATCCAGATTAGTCAAAACTTGGGTGTTGATCCTTCCCCAAAAGTCAGCATCCTGTTGTTTCTGTGCATCTTCCTGTGCGGTTGACTGAAAGTACTTATCTTGTTCTCGGTATCTTGCCAGTTCTATGTCCTTTTGAGTTTCCTCATCAAGACCTTTAAAACTGGTCTCATAGGCATTGGCTTTACTCTCGGCAAACCTAGCCCGTTTTTCGGTATTTATATTGCGGTCTTGTTCACTTTGTAGTTGTCGCCGACCCGCTTCTACTGCTTGCTTGGTAGCTTCATCTGTAGCCTGTGCCACCATCTGCTGTATCCTAGCCTCTTGCTCTTCATTAAAAGGCTGTTCTTTAGGTTCGCCCTCTGGTTTAACTTCGGGCTTAACCTCTGGCAAAACATCTTTGCCTTCTGGCAAAACTGCTTCTGGTTGAACGTTCTCTTTGTCGCTCATCTTTACCTCCTAGTTAATTCCGCCTACCCTGAACCCCTTTTTATATGGGTTCAACCCACCCTTAAATGTCCAACAAAATGTCCACGTTTTTAGTCTCAATTTGACGTTTACATGTCCACTCCGATGTCTAAAATAAAAAAAGCCCACCAAGGGCTTCATGAGCCTCTTAAATGGGCTATCTATGTAGCTCTAAATATTTAAGAATATACTTATCGGCTAGGGATTTGAATTTCTGTCACCCTAGATGTCTCCGCTTCATCGGCTTTCACACCTTTACATTAGCATTGACTCGCCTTCACGCTAGAGCGTCTACCTATTCCGCCACCAATAAGTTATTCCATTTTTAAGGTTCTACGTCTATCGGCTATCTTATTATACCACAAGTGGATATTTTGCACTTTTTGCCTTATGATGCTTCTTGCAAAGCCAAGTAATCTCTAATGGTTTTGAGTAATCTTCGTGATGCCGCTCACCCGATGCTTCGCAGCCACCTGCGCTGCATACTTGGGCAGGCAAACCCCTGAAGGCATAGGTCTGGGCACGATGGCGTTCAGGATTTTCTTGTGCGTATGCTATCCGCCAATCATAGTGTTTTCCCTTGTTCTCCTGATACCACTTATGAAAATTCCTGCGGTTTACATCAGGATGCAACGCCATCCACTTCCTGTTATATTCTCTCCGTTTCTCAATACTATTCATATCACTATCATACCACACCTTTACTAGAAAGTCAAAGCGTACTCTTCATTATTTTAGTAATTGCTTCCAACATCTTACTTCTTTTGAATATATTAAACCGCTTGCAAGTAGAACGAGGGCATACAGTTTCAAAGTCTAAATTAACTGTAAACCTTCCAAGTTTCTTATTACAGCCATCACATCTACAGTATCCTTGTTCGTCTATCATTGCTTAGTTAATTTGCCTCCACGCTCAACATGATACAGTAAGCGCATTTGGCTCATAGCCTCTTCCCTTGTAGCATGGGTTCCTTTTACATGACCAGTTTCAGAATTTATCGTAACCCACTTATTTCCTCTCTTGTGGACGGCGTATGGCATCACCTTCCTCCCTCAATTTGATATATTCCGTACAGGTCTTGGCATATGGCATGTTTGTCTTTATTATTTCCCTTGCTGTGTATAAGTAATAAATTGCCGATGGTTTGCGCACTATTTCTTCCCTTTCGGCTTTGGATGCCCTTTAGTAGCTTTGTATGGCTTACTTCCTTTATGTGGCATTGCTTTCTCCTTTTAATGGTTCCCTTGTAATTGTTTGGTGTCCGCATTTCTTGTGCAGTTGCGTGGTATACAACGGGAGCACTGGAACGACATAATCCCCCTCTGTATATTCAGGCATTTCAGAATGTTCTATTAAAACATCTAATACACCCACCTTATCACAACTACTGCGAATATCCACAATCCTGCCATCTTCAAAGTGTAGCCAACTCAACAAAACCTTGTTTGTAATAGATACTTTACCTAGTTTCATTTCCCCCTCCTAAAATCTATAGAATTGGTTTAACGCATTTGTTATCTCTTGGCTCGTCATTTTCAGTTGTCTCTTAAGTAACGCTATCTGCCTTCTGGCAAAAACTATTTGGGGATAAGAAAACAGCATTATTTTCGCCTGTCGAGGGTCTGTTCTTTCTAAAATCTTAATCTGGTCTGATATTTGTTTTAATCCTGGCAGTTGACTCCATACCTGTCTTTCTATATCCCAATAGGGTTGTAAAACCCGTCTGGCCTCTCTAAGCATCTTTACCGCAGATGGCTCATCTACTCTACGTTCCCCAATCACAGATTCTACAGAATTAAGCGCTTCTATTCCATATTGCTGTATAAAAAGATTTCTTCGCCTATCGGCTTCGTCAAACCTATATTCTCCAAATTCATCATATAAATCTGGCGCATACATTATCTGATTATAGTCACGATATAAAAGTTTTTGGGGTTGCATATCAGCCCTTTGCTCTTCTGTTAGTGGCACATTAAAGGTATCTCTTACAATAACAAAGCGGTCTTGTTTAAGTAAATCGTTCATCATCTGGGCTTTAAGCCAATATGCTTGATTAACCCTTTCTCTTAATTGGCTGCCATTCCCTGTAGTTTCAAACTGTCTCGATGCTTGATTAAGTTCTTGTGTAACCATTACACCGATACGGTCAGCTTGTTGAGTATATTCATTCCATACTAACTGTTCACTACGAGCAAACTTCTCAGATTGTTCTGCTGTTTTAGCTGTTAAATCCTGTAATTCTTGGTCTCTGGATAATTGGGACTGAAGCAGAAAACCATCTGGGCGTTGCCCTAATTCATCCCAAGTCACTCCATATTGCTCTTGAGCCAATTCATCCTGCCTGTCTTTTAGTTCGGCATAAGCACTTTGGGGATAAGCCCGCATACCTCCAAATTCTCCTATCCCCCTTGTTACTCTTGCTGCAAAATCGCCACCCTCTAAAGCTACACTTTGCACCCAGATAGGGAGTAGATTCTCTGCTAATATTGTTTTTGTTAAACTAGGCAATCCATCCCTTGTCGGGTCGCCCATAAAATCCTTGCCTGAAATTAAATCCATACTTGTTCTAAGGAATGGTGAGAAATTACCTTGTAAAAATCTACCCGCATAAAAGGCGGTATCTTCTGGTCTCTTTGTCATCTTCCCAAAAGTAGCAAGTAAACTTCTAACCTTTGAACCAGGCCCAATTCTTTGCCCCACTATATCCCAAGTCATAAAATTAGTTGATAATGGATTGAGATGGTCTACAATTTCTTCTTCTGATTCCCCCATAGCCATCGAGACAGCTACGGTCATTGCCATTATCGCAGCCGTACCCTTTGCCACGGCTTGTCTGGCTAATTGTCCCCTTAAATTCCCTTGCGTGAGGTCATACATTAAAGCCCCAATAGCACGATTATATTGAGGAGCGAGTATCACCCCTCTCTCTATTTGCCTTTGTCCACTTGATATTCCTATTCTTGTAGTATTAAGTAACCCCCTGAATTCATTTATAAAAGCATCTACTTGTGCTCTACGTGCAGCAGTAGTTCCAAGATGTTCATAGGCTTCTGCCATATAAATTCCCGCAGTATCCAAAGCAGACTCAAATCCTCTTTGGAATGGTTCCAGTACTTTGCCCGCTATTTTCAAGGGGCCTTTTCTGAGTAACCCCCCTTTAGCCATAGCTTCGGTCATTTCTGTAGAACCGCCTCTGGTTAATATTAACCCAGGATGCCTCTGAATAGTTCCGATATGCTTTGCCAAAAAGTTATCGTGATATAAAGGATCAAACATTGCTCTAACAAACCCGCCCATTGCTTTACCATAAATCTTGGGATGGGCACCAGCTAAGAAGATAAGCTGGATACCAAACGGACTCATATCTCCTGCTAGGGCAAAATACCTTCCCACAGCATTAACCTGATTGATTGCACTAAGTGCAGCGTTAAATTGAGGGTTTAATTCGTTACGGATTATATTTACATATTCCTTAGCTTCTGGGCTAGTGAAGACTTTGCCCGCAAACGCCGGTATATCAGGAGCAATTGCTCCGCCAAATGGTGCTCTACGGGCTTTAGCAAGAGCATCTTTCCATATAGGTTCTATTTCTGCTAATTCTACTAGCCTATCATCTAATCGCTTACTAACATCAAGAACCTTCTGATAAGCCGCTTCGTTTCTATTAGCTACATTAGCATAGGTTCTCGCTAACTTATTGGCATACCTCTTCTCCGCACTAAGTCTTCCCTTGAGATAACTTACATTTTGCTTCAATGCTTGTCTTGTGGTTACTTCACTGAGTAAATCCCCAACTTCCTCTGTTGCTCTAAATGTAACTCCTTGTTGGCGTTCAATGTCTCTCGCACTCTGTTTAAGTTTCTTGTGTGCATTTCTTAGAGACGCCCTAGCTCCTGTAACCCCAGTTCTAAAGAAGTTAACTTGTGCCTTCAAGTCTTCTGGACCTGCAGTGGTTCGCCAAGGAACTCTCTCTAGAAACCAATCTGTATATTGTCTATTTGCGACACTATTATAAGCACCAGTGATATTATAATAAAGGGCTTCTTCTTCGGGAAGATAGCGGAATCCGTCTCTAATGGCATCATTTATATCTTCATATTGCCTTGATTTGAGTGCTGCTGTCTTTGCGCCAGGTCTACCTGGTTGTCCTCGTCCTATATAAGCAGTATCTATTAGATTACCTTCGGCATCAAACTTGCCCAGAACCCGCCTACCCGCATATACACCACCCTCTTCAAAGGTTAATTCGGGAACTTCTATACCATATCTTTCAAATAATGCCTTCTTTTCCCGTTCTAATAATTGAGCCTGTTCTATCCACGCCCTTTGTGGTTCAGTTAAATCATCCCAATATTTCTTAGGAAAGGTTCTAATCTCATTAAGATGAACCTGCTTGCCCCGAATAGCCATTAGACCATCATCGGTCAACTTAAACAATCGCCTAGAATCACCCATTCTATTCAACGTAGCAATAGCTGCCGTAGCTTTATTGGAACCCTCAAATCTTAATACATCTCTTCCTACTAATGATAATGTGGCTGGATTATTAGCTGTAGCCATTCTGCCACCTATAGCACTGGCTAATCCCTTCAGGGGGTTTCTGCCCCCAATCTCCATATTAACCAAACTTCGTAATTTACTCGGTTGAGTTGCAATAGATATAGCATCATCTACTGGCTGTAAGTCAGCAAGAATACGAGCGCCAGCATCTGCAATTCTAGGTGCAATCTTCTTTGCCGCTATTGAAAGTGGTTTAGTTATCGGATAGGCCAATGCTCTCTCCGCAGCAATAACAGGGCGCAATGCCTTTTGTCCCAGCGAGGCAGCCCGCACTAGACCCCCAAGACCAGTTTTCACGCCCACAGCACCTAGCCCAGCCAATCCCCCAGTGGCTAAAGCCGTAGCAAACCAAGGAATTGTCTCTAAAGCACCTTTAACGCCAATAGTCCACGGCTTATCCCTTATCTCTTGTGGTGTCCAAGGAAGTCTAAAAAGAGGTTGAACTTGAAAACTCGGTTCATCCCAAGCCTCATATTCAGCCCTTTCTCTTTGCCACCACGGAAGATTCTCCGTCCCTGCAACCGAAGGAGTAAATGGGGCAGCTAAAAATGTACCCGCAGCTTGCTCGGCAGTTCTTATCCAGTTTAATGGGTGTTGCCACCAAGGAATGTCTTGAGGGGCTTGTATGGGCGTTGTAGGCTGTCTGGTGATAGGTTGAGGGGCTTGTTGCGATTGAAACCCCCCTAACTTAAGTTCAGGTAATCTCTTTAATTGTTCAAGGGCAGTATTTCTCTCTAACTCCCCCATCTCTTTAAGTCTCTGGGGAAGTTGCTTACGAAATATATCTAAGGCTTCTGGTGAAAGTGCCCTAACTTGTCTTTCTAAAGTCATTTATCTAAACCTGCTAAATCCCCCAAATCGCCCTGTAGGCGCTCGTCCTGCACCTAACCTGAATTGAGTCTCTTGTGGCGCAGCACCTGTTCTTGCTTGTCTATATCCTAAGAATTGAGCCTGTGCTGTCGGCCCCCATCTAGCCTGAAGTTGAGCAGATGGAGTTGTCAATTGGGGCAAATCGCCGAAACTCTGTATATCCCTTTGACCTGCTTGCCCTTGGAATCCTGGTATGGGTTGACCTGCCTGTAATCCTTGAGGAGTTACATCCCCACCCACATTCTGAAATCCTAATGGAATCATCCAAGGTTGTATAACAGGGGGTTCTCCTGTATAAGCAGAATATTGTAACCAGTTTATCGGGTTAGCAGCTAGTTGCGACCTGTATTGCCTTTCTTCTTCTTCTGCAGCGAATCTTGCTTGCTCCTGTTGAAATTCTAATTGTGCTTGAAATTGTGTTTCCGCTTGACCTAACTGTTGTTGTTGAAACCCTAATTGCTGCTGTCTAAAAAGTTCCTCTCTCCTTGATTGTTCTCGCTGTGTAAGAAGTTGCTCTTGTTGAAATGCTGTAATATCCCGTGGTTCTAATTGCTGTCGTTGAAGGTCTAATTGTTGTCGTTGGTAAGGGGTTATTGAAGGAGTGGCCTTTTTCCGCCTAACATCAAAATTACCAAACTCATTCTTGTAAACTTCCCAATTCTCATTGGGAAGCGAGCCAAGTGCCTCCTTAAAGGTTTCAAAGCCCATCCGTCCCCTTCCCCCTAAATCCACTCCTGCAGCTTCCTTTTCTGCAGCACGCCTTTGTGCTGCTTTCTGGGGAACTGTAAGTTTGGGGGGTTCTACTAAACCAGCCCTTTCTTCGGGCTGTAACCCCCTCAAAATATCAAAAGTGCGGGGTGTAAGTTGTGCAATCGGTCTAGCCGCAGGAGCACGTTGACCAAGTAGTCCCTGAAATAAACTTGCTTTTGTGGGGTCACTCCACGGGAATAGATTTCTTCTCCAATCAAATCCATCTGGCATTATGTTTCCTCCTCAAGTTTTTTCATTTCCCGAAACGCTTTTTCAAATTCTTTCTTCTCTAATTGTTCTCTGAATTGTATTAAGGGCAGTATATCTTCGGCAATAACTTCCCTCATCAATTCAAGGTCTTCCTTAACTAATTCCTGCATAATTTCTAGGTCATTTGGCATTACCTATTACCTCCTCTTTTATACGCTTATTTTCCCAACGAAGTAGTCTAATCTCTTGTTTTAATTCTTGGATTTGCTTATCTTGTGCATCTTGAAAACCCTGCCTATACCCATCACGATAACCCTTGTTGTGCTGACGACTGTGAGAACCCGTAGTTGAGAGTTCCAAATTCTCGATTCGGTTATCGTCCTTAACCCCATTCTTATGATGTACTATCTCCCAGGATTGCAAGCATCTACCAAGATGCTTTGCCATAACGAGACGGTGTTCCCTTGTATACCTATCCTTTTTAATCATAGGCGCAAAGAAATCATCTTTATCTAACCAAACCATTACATACCCATCAGTGTCATAAAAACGCCCACCCTTCCAATTTGAAGCCCTATCACCCTTGGGATAATCCTTATAATCACGATGCCTAGCAGAACAACTCCTGCAACTATATTTATTGAGAAGTTTCTTAATGCAACTTAGCCATCTCTCCTTGCCACAATATATACAAACCACCCAAATTTGCCATCGTCCATTTTCATCTTTCCCAGTCTCCCCTAAGTGTGGCATCAACGCTGACCTCCGCCACCAAGTCCTTGTCCGCCTTGTATCCCCGAACTATTCTGTTGTACTAGATTCCTTAATTGGTTATCTAAATCTTGTGCTGACCCAAGAGGTGCTCGGTTCGGAATCTCAGGAACTAAAGGTCTCTGTCCTTGAGATGTTCCCTGAGCTGGTTGTCCTTGAGGTGGTTGACCTTGCAATCCAACTTGTCCTAAAGCTTGCTGATATAACATAGCCATTGTCTGGTCTTTGATTTGATTATAAGAGGGCATCCTTCTTAAATTCTCTTTCTCCTGCTGTCTTCTCATCCTTTCTGGGTCAACATTGGACATTTGATTCCAAGTCCACTCCTGAGTAGTGATTCCATCCCCACTATTCCACATCTTTAATAAAGAATCCTGCCGTCTATATTCATCCTCTTCAGAGATGGGTGCAAACTCAACATAATAATTAAGTGGCTCTCTGATTAAATCTTTTTTAACCACTACATCAAACTCATCTGTAGGTGTTTTAGTCCATATCTCGAAGTCACCTGGGATAACATTCTTTACTAACATCGCACATTTTGAAAGTATCTGTGCCCAACCATTCTGGAAAGCAGGAGTAGCGTATTGATAAATAGCTGAAGCCTCAGCGATTATTAACCTTCGGTCAGCCCCACTTCTCACTCCAACCTCAGAAAGTCCTCTAGCACTTCTAGGTGCAGCGTGAGCCGAAATATAGTCGTGAGTAGTGGCTAATTGTCTAAAGGAGGCCTCTGGGGGTACCTTGGATTCCCAATCGTGAAACTCTACATCCTTATCTCCCACAGGCCAGTATTTGCCGTATTCCTGTTTGATTTCCCCAAGAGAACCAGCATCCGCCCCCGTGATATATCCGCCCTTCATTGTTTCTCTCGCCATCAAGATATTGTTTAAACTATAGTTCATAGATTCAGAAACTAGAAGGTCATACATATATCTTAACAGGCCGACATATCTATTTTCTGGCTTATTATTTGTATCCTCATCCCCAAGTCCAGATTCTATTAAAGTATAAGGGTTAAAGCCATATTTGTGGGCTACTACACCACCAGGGATTTTCAGCATAGACTCATTTTCCACAAACTCAGCCCTGTATTTGTCTGTCCAAAAAGAGAAGGTTTCTATCATATCATCAGGTTCTCTGCCTTTTTTATCCTTGAAGTGAGGCCAGATTCTTTTGACATCATATAATTTCCTCTTATACCACTCTATGACATAATAATCTCCCCCAGTATAGGGGTCGGGCATTATGTGATACGGATTTATAGCCTTAATAACTATTGGAAGGGAAAGATGTTGCCCAGCCCGCCATTCATCCAATCTTACAGCGTAATTTTCTTTAGATTCACCGTCTTTTTGTTCGGGTTTATCTATCCACCTATCAGCGTCCCAGATGGTCTTAAAAACTGCTAATCCGTGCTTCCAGTAATGCTTTGCCCCGACATGGGCGGGAGCTATACGAGATTCTACATTTATCCCGTGAATTATCCCAAGACCTAATTTACGCAACATCTCGGCAGATTTCTTCCCGATTTCCGATGTTCCCTTTTTATTGGTGAAAACACGAGCATTAAAGATATTTGTGTGATTTATACCAGTATCCACGACATCTCTAGCCGTGGGCAGAACAACCCTGTCTTTCGCAAACTCACCTGGAATATGCAGTTTTTTCTTAAAATCTAAATTATAGAAGTTCTCATCCCATTCATAGCAAGTTCTCAGCTTAGAATAGTATTTCTTACAGAATTCAAACTGCTCTAAAATGCTTTCTTTGGTAGGCTTTTCATCACGCTTCGGCATATATCCTCCTAGTTTATCGCTATACCCTGAGAGCGGAGATATTTCAGCATCTCCGATTCCATTTCCTCAACGCACTCTTGCGGTAGTTTGTGGTCTTCTGAATATTCGATAAAGTGTGCACCACCCAATCTGCTATAAGTCCCATCACAATAATTGGTTATGACTCCCCTTATTATCCTCTGTATCTCTTCCTGTTTGACCATTAACTTACCCCCTGTAATTGTCTATCTATAAGTTTCTGTATCACTGGTGGGACATCTTTTTCTCCAAAAGTTAATGTCTCAATGGGTTTTAAGATTTCCTGCTTCATATCCCTCTTTTTCAAAAGGCATATCCCTGTCATTATAACATAGTCATCGTGAGTTGAGGACATTGCTTCTATTTTACCATTTTTGTTGGAGTTTCTTATCATATTAAAGAAATGCCTCAATCCCTGTTCGTTGTAAATCCTTATTTGCATATCGTTTATACCAGAAATCAAACCACCGAATAAGTCCGTCCTTGACTTTTCATTAGTAGAAAACCCTATCTTTGAAAGCATCTCGGGTCTGTCAAGTTGACTCCAAGTAATATCTCCCTTATGACCTAATTTCTTATATCCCAATTCAACAGCTTTCTTTATGACAATTCTCCCACCACCAGCGACATTATTCTCAATCCACCACCAAGGGTTTTTGTAATGCTTTAAAAGTTCCACAGAATACTCGGTGAATTCGTCAGGCTCTAACTTATTAGACATAATATCAGCCACCATATCACCGTGTTCGTCCATTACCCCTGTAACCGAAAAGTCCGCACCAACCCCCCAACTAACATCAGAAGAGGCGACATACTTATTCCCAACATGATAATCTTTATAAATATGAATCGAGTCGTCCAATTCCCATCCTTCGTTTATATGCCCCCTGACATCCTGCATCATTAGATTAAGAACCTTCTTATCAAACACCGCTACAGATTCAGCCGTAGAAAGAGCTTCTTCTATAGAATGAGGATAATTTTTAGCCATATAAAGAGTAGGACTTAATTTGGCTAAATCTCTTTCGGGGATAGTTCGCATGGTCTCTTCATACCATTTTTCATCCCTATCAGGTATAACATCCCAAGAGAAAAAAAGAGGATAGAAACCGTTTTTCTTTTTAAGAGCATCCTCAAAGATAGCTGTTGCCAAATTATCGTTCCCAAACGGGTCTGCGGTGAAAATTGAAATAACCTGCCCGCCGCCGTCTATAGTTGGTTTGGCATGGGTATAATTCGTATCAGCGTATTCATGCTTGGCGTGTTCATCCCATACTAAGATAGAAGCTGTCTCCCCAATCCCAGCCGAGGTCGTTGAGGGTAATGCCTTGATAACACTTTTAATAACAGGAAAACCTATCGCTTCTTTTGAGTCGGGGTCTAATTTGAATTTCAAAAATTTGGGTAATTGGTCATAAACATTTCTGCACTTTTGTAAAAGAGCCTTCGCCTCATCCTGTCCCTGAGAGAATAAAAGAACATTCGCCCCTATATGACCCAAAGCATACCAGGTTACATAAACAGCAATTGTCGTTGATAAACCTATCTGGCGAGCCTTTAAGACAGAGATGTGCTTTTCCCTTAAAAGGGTGGCAATCGTTTCTTGTGTATGTTCCCACATCTCTAAAGGAACAATACTCTCACTTACTTGTCCTGGCATTGGGGGTCGGATAATCCTCGCCCACTTCAGAAAATGTAAAAAGTCAAGCTGACAGATAGCCCTTTCGTGTTCCCAAACTTCTCTGTCTTCTGGGGTTAAATCTGTCTCTTCTTTATAAGCACAATTAGTCAGGATTTCTTCATAGTTCATTTTTTTTATATTTGCCTACCAGCAAAGCCCATCCCTACTTCCCGTAATTCTACCTTTAATTCTTTGGGTATACTATCCCACGCTAATTCAGTCGCTTCGTAAGTCTTTTCAGGACTCGTGCTGTGCATATATAAAATGAATGTCTGCAACTTGGAATCAAAACAAAGTATGCGTCCCGCAACCCCTAACTCCACCACGTTAAGGCAATCTCTTAACTTCTGATATAATATATCTTCGTAATTCATATCAATGGTATAGTTGCTATCTCAAGCAATGACCTTACCGCCAAAAGAAGCCGATAATACTCCAAAAGCGATTATTTATTTGCTTATCCCAAAACTTCACCGCACAATTTATCATCTTTTCCATTTCTCCTCCTTAATTAAAGATTCAGTTGCTACATAGCCAGCCCTGAGCATATCTTGTTGAGCCTTATCATGCGCCATGTAAAACGGATACCATCTAGCGTTTGGATTATCACCCCATCCATTATACCTGTTCTTCAGGCAACTCCCTATCTACCTTTATCACTACTCCTCGAGAATCCATATCCTTAAAGTGTTGTGTTATGAAATCCTCGTTGCTAGCACAAAAAGCAGGAGCTTCTCTATTCAGTGGATTATACCAGCAGTCAGCCACAACACCCATAACCTTCTGAATGGCCTTACAGTGTTGGCAAAATAAATACTGAGTTGCTTCCCTTATCTCTTCTCGATTAGTCATCTTATCCGCTTTAACTTAACCACCCCCATAGTTTATAAAACCATCCATACCTTTCCCTTAAATAATGGTGATAAGCTACATACTCAGCTTCAATTTTCATCCACATCAACCCCTCTCTAATATGTTTGATATAAGTCTCTGATGTATCCATTATTTCTCCCTTATGTAAAGTAAGCCTAAAATATGATAAAAATTTACCTGCTTGATTAACAATATAATAACCCCATCTCGTGTGCCCAACCCACTTCCCGAATAGTCCTTCACTCACAACTGATACACACTACAACAGGCTAGTAACTGACGGATTAGTAACCTGGTATCCCTAGCTTCATTCTATTCTCCTATGGGACGCACTATATATGTAAACTTGCTGGGCTGAGGGTTTGCACCCTTCTTTGGTTTACTACGACAATCCCTACAGATACGATAGGTTGCGGTGTCGGTGCCACCATTGAATACAAAGTCCCTGCCGCATTGAGCACATACTACCCACATATCTCCTCCTTAATACTCAGGTACGATATTACCGTCTGCATCCAGCTCTTGGGTCTTAACAACAGGTCTTAACACACGCTGTTTTAGCCTCAGATTGCGCATATAGTCCTTCATATATGTACGCTGATAGTCTTTCTTAGCTTGTCCCTTCAACATTATACTTCTCCTTCAGCTCCCGGGTACCATTCATTGCGCCTGTAAGCCGTTTCTGGGCTTGTTCTAAGAGTTCGGGTGTTGTATGAGCCATAATGCCCAATGTTAGCCTGGTTTCAGTTACCTTACCATCAGTGCGGTCTATGTATTCCCTTATAGCAGACATATCCCCTCGAATAGCCAGGGCATAGAGTGTATCAGCTACTTTCTTGTTGTCCTCTGGGTTTCTATTCTTTAAGAGTGTAGTAACTGAACTCTTTGGCCTGCCGTTAGGATTACCAGATTGACCAGGCTGCCATCCCTTAGCTGGATCGGGGTTTTTATAACCATAATCATTGCTATTTCGTTGTACCATTATCTTATTATACCACAAACAGATTAAAAACACATTTCAGAACAGATTAGGCACAAAATAAATATTCAGCTCACGCCTAGGGGGGGGTATTGACAGCCTGACTAGACTATAGTAAAATGAGACTAGAATAAACAAAGGGGGCAAGGCGATGACAACAATCAACAAGCATTATATCTTACACCTTGCAGACGAAGATGGCACAATTCTCGATAGTATCGACCTCTTCGAGTACAACCTTGATAAATCCATAGCACAGAGTGATATTTGCCATACCATACAATATGCCATTGAGGTTTGGGAACAACAGCAAGAGAAAAAAGGCAGCTAACCTAACAAATAGAATAAAGGAGGGATAATGAAAAAAGGTAGCTTAGAAGGGCTAGCCTTGGATAGAATAAAAGAATTATTAGAAGTGATTGAGCGTTCCATAACAAGAGAATGTGCGGACAAAGGCGAAGAACTTAAATCTGGCACTCACTTGTGTGATATTTCGGTAGCTAATACTGATGCCAAAAGATGGGTTAGGGCATTACTGGAAGAACTGACATAGGCGAACTATGAAGTAGCGAGTGATATTGAACTTAATATATGAAATAGCACCTTAACAATTGAATAGAGCCTGCTGGTGTCCTGTATATCGGTAATCCAGCTTGGATGATAGCTGATGAGCCAAAGGCACAAGCCCTCAATGTCCGTCTAGTTCAAAATAGCTAACCGCTTGACTATCTGGCCGGGGGTTGAGGTCCCCGGTCAGCCGTGAGGCGGTAAGTAAATAAAGGAGGGATGAGATGCCACTAACACCTGAACAACAAGAGTTTGTTAAGGAAGTAGATGAGTTCAAGATTCAATCACACAATGTACTAAAGGAAGCCCGGGAATTAGATGCTAAAGCCATATCTATTATCAAACGCTTTAACAAGCTTGAGAAAATAATTAAGGATATGGCAAAGGAACACGGATTATAATACTCTAGCTGAGGAGGTTTAGAAGATGACCCCGGAAAAGCGATATAAGAAATACCTGAAAGACCTGATTACTCAAGTAGAAATTCATCTTACTGATATAGATAAAATTATGAAACTACCTGAGAGCAACAAGAGAGGTCAACTTATCGCCAAATCGTGTAATAACTTGGATTTGGTGAAAGATATGGCAAGGCACTTTGGACTTGGTTTGCCCTTCAAAAAGAAAGTAGCACCTTAACAATTGAATGTTAAGGAAAGGAAGGGAAGATGTCGCCAACAATGATTAGGTATCTCAGGGACAATTACTGCCTACAGTTTGGACATTGTAAGCTCCGTTCTCACCCTTGCATCAAGAACCTGGAGGAAGTGAGGGTTGTATGTATGGAGTGTAAGAAATTATCGAGAGGAGGTTAGTATGAAGAAGTATCAGATAATATATGCTGAAAGGGGAAGGTTTAATGTTTGAAGTTAAATATAAGGCGCTGAGTTTTAAGCAACCTTGGGCGTGGTTGATGTGTAAGGGATTTAAGGATATAGAGAATCGGAATTGGCAAACAAGATTCAGGGGGCGGATTTATGTCCACGCTAGTAAATCGCAATCAGATATGGACAAGGAGACTCTAGCTTTTATGCTGAAACGATTGTCGAACAGGCAAGCTAGTGAGTTTATGCTTGCTTATAGCCGATTGACTTTTGGGGCGATAATAGGCGAGCTAAATATTACTGGATGTGTGGATTTACACCCTAGCCCGTGGTTCTTTGGAAAGTATGGTTTTATGGTTAGCGAGCCAGTCCTTTATGACAAGCCAATCCCGTGTAGGGGTAAACCTAGTTTTTTCACCCCAGAGCTAACTGAAGTGAGTATCTTTAAGTTGGGGCAATGAAGTAGAGAGTGATATAGAAATTAAAGGAGGTCAAGATGACAGATAAACTGGTGGAGAAGTGCTTGTTGACACCTGAAGAAATGAAAGAGGCGTGGCTAAAAGCCTGTAGAGAGAATACTACACTAGATATGCTCAACTATCCGCAGGTCATAACCAAAGATCAACTAATCAAGGCCATCCCCATCATAGCCGAGGAGATAAAGAGGGAGTTGGAGTTAGAAAGCTACGGAGACCCTAGAGTTACTGATTGGGTAAAAATCTCTTATAGTGATTGGCACACATTCTGGGAAAAATATAAAGGAGGTAAATGATGCAAGAGACTAAACAATTAGAGGAACAAATCAAGGTGGTGGCTGAGGCGAGACAACGGGCACAGAATGCAGTAGCAGTTAAGACCGCCTGTCAAAGAGAATGGGTGGACGAGAACAAAGATATGCTTGACATTGTTGTTGCTGTAGCACAAGAAGTAACCGAAGCCGAAGTCAAGCTCCGAGAACTCACACTCCAAGCCTATGCTGAGACCGGCAACAAAGCACCGGCAGTAGGTGTGGGTATCAGGGAAGTAACCAAGCTAGACTATGATGGCAAGGTTGCCTTTGACTGGGCTAAGTCGCACAAGATGGCATTGAAACTAGATGTATCAGCCTTTGAGAAGATAGCGAAGGCAGACACACCTGATTTTGTCAAAATCACTACTGAACCACAGGCTACAATAGCTACTGAACTTAATAAGGTGGAGTAAACGAACCCATAATCGCCATGAGAGCGAGGTAGAGAAGTATCAGATATATGCTGAAAGGAGGAGGAATTGAAAGAACTTGAACTTGAAGACCTTACTAAGCAAGAGTTAATAGAGTTAATCAAAAACAATATATACTTTGTTTTCAGTTTCAAACAGCGTGACCTCATAGAGATTAAATGGAAATCGAAGAATAAGGAAGCTAGTAGAATTATGGGCGAAGCCGTAGAGGAGCAAGCTCTTTACTCAGAGGGAACAGATATGACCAGTCTTGCAAAATGGGATGAGGCAAGCCCTAGCCAAAGCAGAATAATCACGCACTACAATCTAGGAAAGAGCCGGTGAGTCATATCGGCTTTTTCTTTACCTTCCAAGCCCACTTAGTGCTTGGTTACACGAGAGGCATACTCGTCAAATAGCTCCCTGATTTTATTCTTTTCTGCCCACGGAGGCGGTTCCTTATACTCAGCTATACATTCAGACCAGGGGCAATTCAAACATTCTCCCTTAACCTTGACAATCTTACCGTTTATCACCTTTTTAATGAGGTAATGTTTACAACCCTGATAGTCTTTATATGTGGGTTCTATGTCTTTCTTTTCAGTAATCATTGTCCATCTTTCACCACACAGTTCTCATCTACTATAACCTGGGCATAATAAAGTAAAAGCTCCAATACAGTCGGTCCTCTAGGTTTTTAGTCCCGGCATCTTTTACTTTAGGCATAGCCTTAATGTTTTCGCTCCAATATCGTGACGATGCGTCTAGTTGTTTCAATCCCCATGTTGATAGTCTTATTCATTGATTCCATGTTTCCCTGCATCAGCATCACACCTTGCTGTATTTCGGCATGTTGTTTGTCATTTTGTTTAATTAGGGTAGCAACATCGTCAACCAAATGGTGAAAATCGTTTGTTAGAAATTTCCTCCATTCTTTCTGGAAGTCACGAAAGTCCTTTCCCAATTTCTCGACGGGGTCTTTCTTCTTTTCCTCGCTCATTGTCCTAGCTCCTTTTTTTTTATAGCACCTTTTTATCAAGTCTGTCTAACTTGATAAACTTGTCAGCCCTGACAATCTGTAGCTAGTATAACACATTTGACCAAAAGTCAACACCTGGAGCAATTATTTTGTGCCTGAGTGAAAATATTTTTGGTGATTTTCTTACTTTTTCTCACTATTCCTTACATTTTCGGGGTATTTTGAGTAAAAAGTCAAGTTATTGACACTTTGTCAACCATATCTTGACATCCCCTAGTTTAGGAGTATGATCCACATTAAAGGGGGTGATATTATGGCAGAGACACCAACAATTAGTTGGGCTGGAACATCCGGGGAAAAGTACCTCTACTGGATTTATGCAATTGGAACCTCTTTTAAAGCTGAACCTGGTAACTATATCTTCGCCAAAGAAACCAAACCCAATACATGGGCACCAGTTTATATTGGTCAAACGGGCAACCTCAGTGAACGCTTAAATAACCATGATGAAATGCCATGTATCAAGCGAAATGGGGGCACCCATATACATGCCCATATCAATAATGCTGGGGAAACTACACGTTTAGCAGAAGAAAGAGACTTGGTTTCAAAATGGTCGCCTCCCTGTAATGGATAAACAGACTAACTAATAACATCAGGTTTATTTGTTTCATCAACAATTGTGCCAGGCGGATTACCAAGACACGTTTCAACTGCGTGACCGTTCCTATCTAGCCACTCTAAGAAGTCATCCATTTTGCTGTCAGGAACGGTATACTCCATACTGTTGTTGATAAGTAGATGATTACTAGGCATACTTTCACCTCCTTTCTACGTGTGTCAAGGGGAACATCACCGCAGGTTAGTAATACTTCAGGATAGTTCATTTTCCCTCTGAGGTGTTACGATTGGAATAACCAGTCGCCAACACCTAGAGCAAAATCTTATAATATCGCATGTAATCCATAAATGGCCGTATCCGCATATAGGGCAAATTCTTATCATTTAATCCTCCTCTGGGATAAAGATTACCCATCCCTTCTTACCACACTGCCTTATCAAATTATCGGGATTATGTATATCAAGGGTTTCTTCGTGATTCCCCTTAGCCTCAATGACAAGAGACCATGTAGTTGTAGCTTCTACCTTTGTGCCATAACTCTTTTTCAATTCCCTCAACATCGCATCAGCACCAGCTTCATAAGCAGAAAATTCAGGTTGCTCATTCCAACTTTCCTCGCCAAAATCTCCAGTTTTATGAAAGGGATTATCCCAATTCTCTTTAGGTCTCCAACTCATTTTCTCCTCCTTTCCGTTACTCATCAGGCTTAATCAGCCTGCAATATAGATTACATTGTGTTAAAATAAAGTTATGGGAATACAAAACCCCGCAAATTTTTGCACTGATTGCGGTGTGATTATATTGAAGGAATCCAAGCGTTGTTATAGTTGTGCCACTAAACATAAATGGGAACAGGGAATTATGCATACGCTCAGGGGGGCTCAACATCCCCAATGGAGAGGGGGTCGCTTCATCAGTCTTGGATATGTACTTATTTGGTATCCGCAACACCCCCGTGCTTCTAAACAGGGGTATGTTAAAGAGCATATCCTTATATGGGAGCAATATCATGGTAAGCCTGTGCCGAAGGGGTGGATAATTCATCATCTGAATGGGATTAGAAATGATAATCGGCCGCAAAATCTGGTTGCTTTTCCAGATAGGAAACATAAACATATTCTTCAAGCTAAGGCTAAACGCATTCAAGAATTGGAAGCTCTCCTTAATCATCAATCACAACTCCTCTGAGCGAATTAGCCCCCTATCTTTTAGCCATTGTATGAACTCTTTATAATCAACTCCACCCCAAAGATATTGCATTATCTTGAGCTTCATTTCTTCTTCTGTTGGGCGTTTATCTTCTGTCATTTACTTCTCCTTATCTAATACACAATATAGAGCTAGGGCAGGATTTACCTCTTCTCTGCTTAGGCTTACCTTGCAAGCCCAATCAACTAGCAGTTTATACAGTGCTTCTCCTCCATAGTGGAACTTATAGACTGGCACAGCATGCAGGAACAGGTTTCCTAATGCCTCAATGCCAGTAAGGTCAGGCGGTGCTTGATGGGTAGACCCATCTGGATATTCCCAGTAAGGCTGTCGGCACACAATGCCCCCTTCGTAGGCAGTCTCTTCTTCGGGGAAAGTTTCAAGAGGATGATATACAAGCCCACACCCTTCCCAGAACCTTTCTTCCTGCTCTTTTGTTGGTTTCATTTCTTCCTCCTTATCTTACAAGCTGGTTGCTCACCATGCCATTCACATAATTTCATATACATCTCACAGTTAGATTGTAGGAATTTCTTACAGGGTACTGTATCTCTAACATGCTGATTGGGGGGCTTGTTATCCCCTGATAGATATTGCGGGCAAGTGATATGTATGTAACAGTTTTTCATCTTTTCTCATATTCCACGCAAAATGTCTCAAAATCATACTTGGCGAATGTCCAGAATTGGTTACACCATTCAGCTAGTCTTATATATTGTTTCTCTCTTGGGGTGTTCTCATGCCTCATAATGTAAGGGCGACAGTCGAGCTTCCGCAGTAGATTACAACGTTGTAAATCTTGTTCGAAGGTAGTATTAAAGCCGACCAAAACATAGAAGAAAATATACTTCCGCTTGTAGTGTTGGCGAAGCAGGGCAATTTTCTCTCTAACTATTGGCTCTAATTCAGGATAATCAAAGGCAAATCGAACACCGCCCTTTAACCTAACTTCATTTAGCAACTTAATTATGCGAACTGTCAATAAGCGAATGTCCATACCTTGATTCCAATCAATAGCCAGTGATTCTCTTATCGCTTGCCTGGCTATCTTTTCAAAGTGGTCTTCATCGGCATAGGGATTATTGTCATAAAGCACCACCCATTCATTTTTACCATCCCAAACATCATAAATGTCCCCAATAGCATGCCAATATCCTTCCTTGCGTCGTACAATACAAAAGGGGCAATTGCGGATACACCCCAAAGAAGTATAACCGTAGTTTATATGTGGCTTTACGCCCTCAATCTCTTGTGGTAATTTTATATCTAGGTCGAACCCACTACCGCCAGCCATAATATTGGGGTGCAACCCTAATAAATTCTCTACTTTTTGTTTATTCTTGGTGAATATACAAGAGGCATAAACCTTGTCCGCATTATAGATATCCATAGGTGAACCCCATAGAACACTATCGCCTTGCTGAGCGTGCCACATGGCTATTTTATGGAGTGCGATATTGGGTAGCTTACTATCTATATTCAAAAGCAATATGTTCATACTTCCACCTTTACTCGCTTCTTCCTATCACCAACTAGAGTTATTCATATAATTTACCACCATACATAAGGGCATGTCCCAGAATCGGTATCTGCTCGGTCAGAAATCTCTTTTTACCTAGAAAATGAACTAATGAAAAGCCATGCACCCAGTTGGGATTTTGTATCCAGTCAGGGTAGAGTGAGCATAAACAAAAGTTCTCCCACCAACCCCATACGCCAAACCTATCTCGCTTATAGAAAGAACCACCGCGATGACAATGCCCACATACCCCACAGCCACCATGCTTCTCATACATTCTCTTGGCTGTATATCCAGAGTGAATACTGGCAATATCACCATGAAGAACAAGGAATATATCGTTTATCATTAACCCGCATTCATAAGGGATATAATCAATCTCATAAGCGTCTAAATCAAAAAGCTCTGTAATGCTGAGGCAAGTTAGAGAGGATAGTTCGGGGGCTTTTGTCCATAGAAACTTCTGCCATCTCTCTTCGTGATTACCTGCTATTAGTTTCTTCTTTGTGTTGGGCAGTATCTTCTTATGTCTTTCAAACATTGCCTTGGTATTATTGACATCAGATTGTAAGTCAACTACTCTTTTCGGGTCTTTATCGAACTTTGAAATCTGGTAGAAATCGCACATATCCCCACCATATATCAAATAATCAGGTTGGACTTCCACTAATAAATCTTCTACTAATTGCAAAACCTTATTGTCCTGATAGGGATTATGGGTATCTCCAATAATCGCTACTGTCTTCAATTCACCATTAAGATGTAAATTGAGGGGTACGTTGGATTTTACCCCCGTTGAAGAAGGGATGGGATATGTCGCCACTCTTCTTAATTTGAAATGGCGATAAACAGCATCCTTGAAGGTGCCAATCGTAGAATAACCACAAGTTTCTGACCAGCTTTCGATTTGCTCCCTGGTAGCAGTGGGATAGAAAGCCATAATCTCTTCGGCTAAAGCAGTCCCTCTTTCTGGTAAAAAACTATCCATGTCTACTCCATTTTTCACCAAGCAGACAGCTTACTATAAAACCAATAAGAAAAAGAAGTAGACCGAATGTAATGATTTGTTCTAATGTGGTTTCAATCATTTCTTGCCTCCATTAAGTTTTTTCCTCTTAGCTACTGGGTTAAATTTCCTGTTAAGGTTCTTTCTAGCAGAGTCTAAATTCCCAGTAATTACAATACCTAGTTCCTTTAGTTGCTCTTTGCGTTTATCCATCTAATCCCGCCTCTTTTAATGCTTCTCGGTATTTATGATAGTCAGGAACAAGGTAAGCAGTATTATCCATTCTCTTAACTTCCTTACCTACGCCCAAAAGTGCTTTCTTGAGTTGGGCTTGGGCTACCCTTGCGAAACATGAATCTAACTCACTAGGCTTTTTTAGTTTCCATTCACGAGTCCTATTCCTTGCCCATATCTTCCTGCTTTCTATCGCATAAGCCTCTCGTTCTATTTCTATCTCCTCATCTCTCAGTCTTATCATCTTAACCCTCCTCTTTGCCAAGTGGCATAATATTAACGAATTTTTCACCACCCACTAGCTTAAACGACCACCGTAAACCATCGGGGTTGACATCTCTATCCACCCATGATTTGCCCTTCAGGATTTTTAGAATCCCACCCTCCATAGAAACAACCATTCTTGGTAATTGCTTGGCCCAATCTTTTCCATAAGGCAAGTCTCTCCCCTCTGGCTTCTGTAGCATAACAATCCATATACCAGTAGTTAGCATATCCCTAAGTTCTCTAAGTAAAGTTCTAATCTCCCAAATGTTTTCAGGGGATTCTAGGTAGTCAATAATATTGAGAGCATCTGGTTCACCCACATCGGCAAAATCAAAACTCTTGGAACGAATTAAATCGTCTGGCCACTCTTGAAAGTTGGAGTATTGAGATAATCTCTCATATAATTCTGCCTCACTATTCTCGGTATCAAACAAAACAATCTTATGCTTCTTCCAGTTAAGGTCTACAATGTTATGAGCAATAGCGGTCTTGCCTGCTTGTGGCGACCCCCCAAAAATAATAACGCTCCTGCGTGGGGTTTTCACATACTCTTCCAAGCCAAAGGGATACTTAATATCAAACCATCCCCCAGGATTAGCGTGCTTAAAATTCAGTATGTCGTAATCCCTATCAATAACCTGATAAAACCTGTCTCTCTTTTTAAGTTTGGGCTGTTGTTTGGTAGTTTCATAATAGAGTTTCTTGGAAAGAGCATCCCTGGTTTCCCTCTCCCTCCAATCATAGTATCTGGCAATATCATCAAAGGTGAAACGCTCATCTAGCCGCAAGAGAAACCACTCATCAACCCTTAGTGATACCTTCTTATATACTCCGTCTGTGGGTTCATCCATTTAGTTGTATCTCCTTGTATATTTTGTATCCGCTTGGGTGTGTTTGTATGAAAGTTGTATAGAATTTGTATGAGTTTTGTATGGACAAGGCTAGAATTCTCAATACAAGACCTCCTATATACTATATTAAATAATATCTTTCTTATAAGAGAGCTTCTTCTTCTGTTCGATAACCTTTTTAAGATTTTCTTCTAGGGATACGATTCTTTCCTGTAATCGCATAGCTTTTCTATCAAGATGTATGTGAGTATGTGTATGAATAGTTTGTTTCTCAGGAATCTTTTCCTCTTCAGGGTATGTGGGGTAGGACTGAAACTTACTTCTCCAAGCCTCCAGCCTAGCTCTGGCTTCGTATATTTCTACCCATTGTTCTCGGGTGAAAAGGGGTTTAGTATTCATAATTCTATATCACTCTCTACTTCATTGCCCCAACTTTGATATGTCCATCCTCATCCCATCTCGGTTCACCGAATGTTTGACTATAATAGAGTTCTACCATAGTAAAATGTCCCTTCTTTTTATGGTGTATTGCAGCAACTCCCATAGCATTTTTACCCTCAGTCTTCCAATCGCACTCAGTACACCAAGCATTAGCGTCTAGTAGGTGCATCTTCTCCTCCTTTCAGCATATATTATCTTCTTTATCTCTCGGCATTTTCCCTATTAACATATCTTCTATGTCCTGTTTCTTTAAGGTAATATCTACCCATTCTCCATTTGAGTGATAATTCTTACTATGTCGGATTAAGTATCGGGCGATTATTTCTAAGAGTATTTTATCCATCCTCCATCTCCTTAATTTTCTCTTTAAGGATAGCTTCAGTCTGAACATCATCACGTTTTTTATAGGTATTTGAGCGAATGGTTAATTCTTCGAAACCCTTTTGTCCCAATCTGGTTATCATATATTCGGTGTAATCAGCACGCTCCTCTCCTCCCCATCGTCTATGACACGGCATATTGCACAGAAGGGTTACATTGTCATCGTCATATCTTGTGGCCTCTCTGCTCCGTCCGTAATAATGGCTCACCCCCAGGTTGTATAAGGAACCATCCTCATCGTATTGTCTACCGCACTTCTGGCAGGTGTAGTTAAATCTAAACCTCTGTATCTGCGTAAATAATCGGTCAGTTTTTCTCAATTTGATTTTCATAACTCTATATCCTTTACTTCATTGCCC